GAAAATGAAGTATGAAGTTAAATTTGGTATGGCAAGAGCATACTACACACCAGAATTGCATGAAAATACTAGAACTAAAATATTTAACAATAAAAATAAAGCAGAAGATTATTTAAAAAGATTACAAAATTTTGGTTTTAAAGATTCTGTATTTTCTGAATTTAATCTTATAGCTTGGACAGAATTAAATAAGATTAATTTAAAGGAGAACGAAGATGAAAGAATTAGTAATTAAGCAGACTTGTTATTACAAAGTAAAGGTAAGTACTGATGATATTAAAAAAGATAGAGTATTAGAAAATATTAATACTCATCCTATAGCGCTTTGTGAAAATTCAGAATTACAAGATATTAATACCGAAGTTATGGAGAACGAAGATGAATAATTTAGATAATATTGGTGTAGATGAACTTGATTATGATATTCAAAATCATATGAAATTTTCTTGGTTTGATACTGATGCTTACGAATTTAACAAAGACGATAACAATGGTTATGTTTTTGGAATTGTGTCTTGGTATGGTCAATATGATTTAGATACTGTTGCTGATTGGTATAACTCTGATGGTTCAGATATATCTTGGGAATGGTTTGCTACCGAGCAAGAACGAGATCAAGCATTTAAGGAGAACGAAAATGCTTAACCTTTTAGAAATACTTTTTGAAATTACAACCCTTTTAGTGCTTGTAGCAATTTTATATATAATAATAACTGAAGATAATAATAGGAGATAAGATGACCCAATATTCAGACCAAGTAGAAAAACGCAGGCAGGAAACCCTGGAAGAAAGAATGGATACCACTCTTACTTGTTATTACTTTCAAAAGCATGAAAGTAATGAAGATATAGAGGATTACCGACAGCTTGATTATGCAAGTGGACGCAGAGTCATAACTAATATCAGTAAACCTGGCAGACCCAAGACAACCCAAACAGAACCTATGCGCAAATGGTTATATGAAACCTTCTTTGCTAAATGATTGAGATAATTGGATATATATTCGGAGTAGGCTTTCTTATTTGGCTAACCGTTATTTTTGGTGTTTTTATCGCAGTTAAATACTTTGAGAACCTATGAAAAGATACCGTTATGTTATTGTCAAACAAGATAAACCCAACACTTTGCTTCCATATGGCGTAGAAGTTTATCTAAACAAAGACAAAGAACCCATCCGATCTTATTGGTTTAAAACACCCCAAGACAGAATAGAGGGCCTCAAGATTGTTGCTAATTATGATTAATCTCGATACAATCCGAAAGTGGTACTTGTTTGATTGGATTCAATATATCTTCTACTCTCCTAAAAGTATGTATCTTATGAGTGCCACACTCTCATGAGTTTCTTATTTTACCTAGCACTATTCTTATACATCCTTGTATTTATTCTGGATAGACCTAACCAAAACTAATCAAAACTTTCTTCTTCTTCTAAATCCGTAGCTTGATCTATTGCTTCCTGTTTTAGATCTTCCTGTTCCAACCTTTCCAAACTATCAGCTTCATCTTCCAGCTCGCCTGGATCCAGAAGACCGTCAGTTTTATTGGCTAAGACCACATTCCCCATCAGCTGCTCAAGTCGTTTCTCTACTTCTTCCCGACTCATTTGATCTACCTTCCCGAACATAACCTCTTTTCTATCCACCACAAGACCCCCGACCTTTAACAAACTATTTTGTGCCGATATGGCAGCGTTAAAGGACCCCGCTTCGAGGGCCTTGTCTCTAATATCATATAAATCCTGGACAGCTCTATCATAATTTAACTCATACTTCTTCTTAGCTTCATTCATCAGATAGTTATATTCTTTGCGAATAGTAGGATGATTCATGAGCTTATTGGCAGATTGACGAGCATCTTTATACCCAGCCTTATGTGCGCATTCTACGAGAGATAAACGAGGATTATTGACAGCTTGCCAAATAAAGTTTCTTTGTCTGCGATTGAGTGAATTGTCTAGATTAGCGAATTCTATAGGAGCTTCTTCTTCTGGAGAAAGGATAGGTTCATATTCTAATTTATTTTTTCTATAACCCATGTTGTTTTAAGCATATTAGAGTGAGATAGTTATTAATACCTACCCCCACTTTACCCTAAAGTGTATTGAGAGGATACCTTACAACAAATTACTTCGTCAAGATATTTATGATTTATTTATCTATATTTCCTTCTTTCCTGTGACAAAAATGAAAAAAATAAAATAATCGTCAAACCCGCATTCTTATCATGTTTTCTTGCGTCATACATTTATGACAATAATAAGACAATAATAGATTAGTCATTATCTGGCGTAAATTCTATGACAGTTTCACCCAGTTCTACATATTGATTGAGGATCTCATCTACTAAATGCAGCAGCTTATCATCATCCTCTTCTACAAGCTTTTGTAGACTCCACACACAATAGCTCAATGAAGTTAAAACAACGCTTAACTTATCCTCGCCTCTTAGTGTGTAATTGTTAAAAAGATTCTCTAAACGCGAAACCACCTCAGCTAGAGTTGGCTTTTGCATCTTACTTTGGATTGGGACTACTTTGACTGTCATTAATTAACTATAACTTATTCAGTAAAATTATCTAGATCTTCTTGTTTAACCTCATGTGCAACATGACGCATCAATATATCAATAAGTTCTAGCTTTTCAGACCTGGAAAGACTATGAAACTGGCTCACGATTGTTTGTATTAACTCTGTACTACTCATATTTTTATCCCTTATATAAAAGCGGGGGATTGTTTCGCCAAGCTCCCCCGATACTTATGCAGACTATCCAGCTTAATTGCTGAATGACGCGAACTAAACTATTTGAATGTTCTCAAACTCTTCGTTATGAAACATACGAACTTCTTCCTCTGGACAGGATGACTCGAAGTTTAAGTTTTCTTTGTGATATTTCTTGTAGGCCCCCACAAGATTATCTGTTTTCTTATCAGCCAGATCATTCTCAGCCTGGTCATAAGACAAACGCATTAACATGTACATATCGCTAGTTCTACCCATTTGTAACCTCCTAAAGTTTCTATATGTAGACATTATAGACTTTTTCCTTTAAAATGCAATGAAACACATTTACTTAGGAGAGTAATATGCAAACAACTAAAGAACAGATAGATGCAATCTTAAATGCATCAAACGAAAGAGAGATCACTAAAGATCGTCTTAACTACACTTTGTTTGAACTGAAGGCTAACATCTCAGATCTAACAGAGATTGTTAATAAGCTTACAGATGCCGTTGATAGCATGAAGGAGGCGTCATGAAAATAATGCCAGAAATCTTAGAGAACGAAGAACATATGGTCCTCGGGGATGCTGTCTATTTCCCAGATATGGAACATAACTTCTATCATTCAGTACCAGGGATCTCATCATCAAACATTAGAAGGTTTGGCCAGAGTCAGCTTCATGCATTTGAAGAGGAACATGAGACTACCCCAGCCATGAAGTTTGGAACTGCCGCTCACTCGCTTATTGTTGAGGGAGAGGAAGCTTTTGTGAATGATGTGGTGTGCTTGAGTGGATCTCCATACACCAACGCTAACAAAGAGTTAAAGAAGGAGTATGAAGACAGAGGATTAACCGTTATTACTGCTAAAGATAAAGACACTCTTTACAGTATGAAGGAGGCTTTGATACCAGAGGGTATTAAACATCTATCAGCTGATGAGGGAGAATATCCAAGTGTGTTCAACTCTCCCTTTGAAAGAGCAATCTTTTGGTGGGAGAAAGATCTATTGCTTAAAGTTAAGTCAGATGTGCTTAGATACCCTGTCAGTATGCCTCATGAGTCTAACTCTATTATTCTTGTTGATTATAAAACTACGACTGATTGCTCAGTTCGAGGCTTTACTTCATCTATCAAGAAGTATCAGTACGATCTTCAAGCCGCTTGGTATAAGCGTGGCTTTGAGAAAGCTGGCTTTCATGTGGCTGATTTTATCTTTGTTGCGCAAGAAAAGAAAAAACCTTTTGCAAGTAAGATTTTCAAAATGAATCATGATGACATGACTGCTGGTTGGCTCAAGCTTGAACATTTGTTAGGCGAATACAACGCTGTATTAAACGGCAAAGAAGCTACGATCTATAACTCACCTAATATTGTGACTGTAGATCTTGGAGATAGGAAGTGAGCAAAGTCAAAAATGATCCAGTAAACCAACCACCTCATTATTTGCAGGGGGGTCTTGAATGTTTAGATGTGCTTGAATCTATGCTTACGGCTGAAGAATTTAAAGGCTACTGCAAAGGTAATGCCGTTAAATATATTTGGAGAGAAGATCATAAAGGCGCAAACATTCAAGATTTAAAGAAAGCAGTTTTCTATTTAAACCGTATCATTAAAAAGTTGGAGAACATGTAATGATTAATTATCCTTGTGGTTGGTTTGATGTAGAACAGTTGCCTGGTGGTTCTGGAGAAAAAGAGGATGACTGAACTAAAAAAAGAAAGAGAAGTTTTGGTCCAGGCAAAGTTTTATATTGATGCTGTGGATCCAAACGCTGCAAACGTTCCAGATTTATTAAGAGAAAAGTTTGAAACTGAGGTAGATAAAAATAAAATATTCTTTTCCATTTGCATACCAGGTGATAATAGCAAAATAGATTTAGAAAAACTTGTCGAAGAAAACAACGATCTCTTACATAAGGTTAAATTTTGGCAAGAACTTTATCTAAAAGCTATAGATCCAAATACCGAAAAAACGTGATAACTTCGTTAAGGGTAAACCCTAGGGTAAGGTAAGAAAACGTCACCAACGGCCTCTCAGAAGGTCGTTTTTTTTTAAAACACAAAAAAAAGGGGCATATAGCCCCCTTCTTTCTTTTACACCTAGAATGGAGGTTTATCTCCAGGTGCAGCTGGTTTCATCTCTGAAGGTTCCATCTTAATGATTTTAGTCTTCAACGAAGTAACAGCTTGGCCGTCATTATTAGTCCAGTTGTCTTCATACTGTCTAATGCCAACTTTAAGTTGCTTACCAATAAAATCTTTTGCAAGATCTGGTAGCTTTTTAAATCCACAAACAAGAGCAAGCCGACTAAATATCTCGCTTGCTATTCTTTTTGAATCTTCGTTAGCAGACCATAAGTTATACCATTCATTATGATCTCGGTAGTTACCGCCATCAATTTGAAAAGTTACCTTCTGCGTCCAATTACCGCTGTTAGATTTATATTTCTCAGCAGCAATAATCTTTGCCTCGTACTCACCAGTTGGAGCAACCTCTGGACCTTTCGATTCCATTTGCTCCGCATTCTCAAAAAAATCAACGCCATCAAAATCTGACATTACGCACTCTCCTTATTTTCAATATTAATATTAAACCCTAATTTTGTAATTAGAGCAGTTAGATTTGGTTCTTCAAAGGCTTCTAGCTTACCGCTACGATCTTTGGCTGTGTAGCCTTGACCTATCCTTGTTTGTAACCACCTTGCAGCTACGGGATTACCGTCATCATCTTGATCTTCGATAACTCGTAGTGCCAAAACCTCGTCAAAGAAATACGTAATTGCATCCCCCAAAGGTTTACTTGCCATCTTAGGACCAAAGAAAAATACACCATCATTATTTTCTTTACCTTCTTTGCAAAGAAATAATACATGCATATCTAGATCCCTAAATGATCTCATTAGACTTGTAACAGCTTCACTTACGTTTTGATAAGCCATTCTTCCGTCTTTGTTTCTACCTTTCTCATGTACCAACAAGATCTCAGAAATCTCTGATACAGAGTCTAAACATACGCTATCGTAGACTAATTCACCAGATTTAAGAGCAGCATACACTTCTCTTAAATCGTCATAATTAGATACTTCAATAGCAGATACGTTAGGCGCATCTTTAATGGAAAGCAAACCAGCTTCCGCACTAATAACTAAAACCTTACCTGGCATACTTTGTGTTGAAAAAGTTTTACCAGCTCCCGCTTGACCATATACAAGAAGCTTGGCCCCTTGTTGGTCCACCAATTTATCAGGTGTTTTTATCTTATCTTTTAAGCTCATGATCTACCCTCCTATAGTTTGTGTAAAAATGAACTTGATTATTATAACCCAAGAAACTACAATATGTAAATCATATTATTTAGGAGAAGTATATGAGCAAACAAAACGATATAACTTGGCTAGCTAATTACTATTTTAGGTCCAAGGCTATTGCAACAAAAAAATTAAAGGAGTTAAGTACTATGGGCGTTCAACCAAAGCATAAAGAAAGAAAAGTAGATCAATACACATTATCTGGTTATATAAAGTTTTTAGGTCATAAAAAAGCAGCAGAAGATTTTAATTGTTCTGAAGCATCATGCAAATCCTGGAGGTATGGATACAGGCAACCATCTATAGCGCAAGCTAAACAGATCATCCAAGCAACAGAGGGAAGATTAGACTTTGAATCTATTTACGGTTCTATATCTGAAATTTTAGAAGAACAAAAATAGTATGTTCCAACTCAATATTACCGAGGATGACTCGTCCTTGGATATTGCGCTGGCTTATTATGATGATGGATATAATGTAGTACCTTTACAAAGATCTAACAAAAAACCTCCATCATTTTTAAAAGGCTGGGAACAATATAAGGAAACAAGACCCACTAGGGAACTTGTAGAGTCTTGGTTTAAAGATAGAGACAATTTAGTTGTCGCATTAGTTTGTGGCAAGTTTGTTGTTGTTGATGCAGATTCACCAGAGGCTATGGATTGGGTAGAAAAGAATTTACCTGCTTGCCCATTTAAAGTTATAACTGGTAAAGGTATGCATTACTATTATAACAATCCAGAAAACTATACAACCTTTGCAACAAGAAGGACCAACGAAACACCTATTGAACGACTAATAGATATTAGAGGTGTAGGTGGTCTTATTATTGCTCCATATAACCGTCATGCTAATGGCCAAGTTTATAAGCCTGTTATGTTTCCAGACTGGAAAATACATGACCATACAGATCTTCCAGACTTTACTGAAAAAGAATACTTACAGATTACAGGCGTTCCTAAGATTGACAGCAGTAAACAAACGGCACCTTTCTCCTTGGATGGCGTGTTGGAAGGATCTAGGAATGATGGAGCTGCTAGGATTGCAGGCTATCTTATATCTAAAAATGTAAACTTAGAATTTGTTAGAGTCTTTTTACAAAATTGGAATAAGAATAATAACCCACCACTACCGCAACAAGAAGTTGATTCAGTTGTTGATAATGTTAAAAGAACACATGATCGTAAGAATCAGATAGCTCCACTATTTATACAGTCAACCGAAAGCATTACACCACCTAAAGATTTATTCTCGCCACCTGGACTGCTTAAAAGCATGTTTGACTTTTGTGAGGATATTGCTCAAGTTCCGCAACCAGAACTATCTCTTGTAGGGGCGTTAGCATTAGCAAGTGTTACTTGTGGAAGATTATATAGAACAAACATGAATAACTTTTCTAGTATGTATTTTATGGGTGTTGCTAAATCGGGGCAGGGAAAAGAAAACATCAAAACATTTATTGAATCTGTACTAAATGCTTCAGATCAAGAAAAGTTAATTGTTGGTGATGGTTATACATCAAGTGGTGCTGTTCACTCTGTTCTTAAAATAAGACCAACACAAATAACAATTATGGATGAGTTCGGTAAAAGACTTGAGGCTATAAGTAATGCTGGTAACACAAACAAAGAAGACGGCATACAAACACTTATGGAAGCTTGGGGGCGTTGCCATGGGACTCTACGACCAGACAACTATTCTCTTATGGCAGTACAAGAAGAGTACAAAGAAAAGATGATGAATAGAGTTACACATAAACCAGCTATTACATTAGTTGGATTATCTGTACCCAAAAACTTTTACGGCGCACTTAACAGCGGAAGGATAGCAGATGGTTTTCTTAACAGGTTTGTAGTTGTTGAATCTAATGAACCAAGACGTGTTGGAGATCTAAAAAGATTTAAAGAGCCACCTACAAGTATAGTCAACTGGGTTAATTATGTTCGTAGAATGAAAGGTAATTTATCTGATGCAGCAAGAGATAATGCAGAGTTAGATTTAAACCAAACTGTACTAGAGTTTGATAAACCATCAGAAGAACTGTTACAAGACTTTGCTAGGGAGATTATTAAAAGACAAGACATATTAGAAAAAGATAACTTAGAACCTTTGCTCAGTAGATCCAGAGAGAAGGCTATGAGATTATCTTTGCTTTGTACTTTAGCTTCTAGTGCTGATGCAACAAAGATTACAGCTGATATAACTAAGTGGGCGATTGATTACATTAGATACTACGATCTTATGTTTATTGAGTCTTGTAGAGACAAAGTAGCAAGTTCTGCAACAGAGTCTAAGATTAAACAAGTCTTATCATTTATTAGATCTAGAAATGGAGAAGGCATATCTAAAAGAGAAGTAGATAGGCATGAACTATTTAGAAGCATGAAGTCATACGAAGTAAAAGAAATTATAGAACGATTAAAAAATGCTGGAGAAATCCAGGAAATTGAAATAAAAGTTGGGGGCAAAGGCAGACCAACCAAAAGGTTTGTTGCCGTAGATCCTAACTTCTTTGAGGAATAATATGAAGACACCATCATTAGAAAGCAGAGAAGATCAGAAAAGAGAAGAACGAGTCGCAGGATTCTTGGAGGGCCTTTGGGGAGTTAGTTGTCATAAGTTACCCACAAGTTATTCACTAGATTATTGGATAGAGTCGCAAGAAAAAAACTATTGGTGCGAAGTTAAATGTCGTACCTTTGCGTATGACAAGTATGACACTTTGATAATTTCTACGAATAAACTTAGAAAAGGATCTTCGTTTGCATTAGCAACAGG